ATCTCTGACTATACAGGTATAGCCGTATTGTCTAGAAATGGGCAAAACATTTATGTAAGACATGCTGAGCAAGTAAAGATGTCTCCATCAGAAATAGCAGATAGAGTCACCTATCTGGTGGAGAAGTTTGATGTTGGGATACTTTATGTTGAAGTAAACCAAGGCGGAGACTTATGGAAAGATGTTTTTAAACATGTCCCTGCTAAATACAGATCCAAATCACAAAGTCTATCAAAGCAGATTCGTGCTGGCAAGGCTTTAAATTTCTACCAACAAGGAAAAGTGCGACACACTGCACATTTTCCAACATTGGAAGAACAAATGTGGGCTTTTCCAAAAGTTTCACATGAGGATGTACTTGATGCTGTTGTTTCTGGCGTTTTGTACTTTTTAGATAATAAAGCAGTAAAACTAGAAACAAAACAAATAAATTATTTAAGGAGACAACATGTCTGATATTAAAAAGGCTATTGATACAATAGTAGATAGAAGAAACACCTATTTGGTTGCTGAGGAATATTACGAGGGAACTAATTTAGAAGTTTTCTCTAATAATCGTTGGCTTCATGTACTAGGAAGCATTAGAAACAACTTTAGATTTAACTTTGCTAGAACTGTAGTAGATTCAGTTCTTCATCGTCTAGAAATTGCTAATATAACAGCAAACACAGAAGAAGCAAACAAAAAAATTAATGATATTTGGGAAATGAATGATTTGCAGATTGATGCAGATGAAATTCACCGTCGTGCACTAGTTTATGGCGATTGCTACGCAATTGTTTGGACAGATGTTAACGGAAACACGACAGTAGACTACAACTCACCACTTACAACCGTAATGGTTTATGATGATGAGAATCCAAGAGTCAAGAGATTTGCTGCTAAGTTGTGGCAATCAGAAGATCCACTGGATTACACAAAGAAAACATCACATTTAAACATGTACTATCCAGATCGCATTGAGAAGTACACAATGCCTGGAGAAGTTATCAATATTGTTTCTGCTAACGGATTCTTGCCAGTTTCTGTAGTAGAAAACCCATGGGGCGAAGTTCCAGTGTTCCATTTCCGTACATCTAAGCAATATGGTCGTCCAGAACACGCAGATGCTTACGGACCACAGGATGCAATCAATAAATTGATGACAACACATATGATTACTGTTGATTATCAAGGAGCACCACAGCGTTATGCACTTGGCGGATCAGGAAACTCTTCAGAGTTTGAAGACTTTGATGAGACAGGAACAGATGCAGAAAATATTGGTAAATTAAAGAACGGACCAGGCGAACTTTGGTATCTTAAGGGTGTTGACAAAGTTGGAGAATTTGCTCCTGCTGATCACAAGGTATTTACAGAGCCAGTTAAAGACTTTGTTCGTGCAATGGCATCTATTACAAACACACCACTTCACTATTTTGAAAAGACAGGAAGCATTCCTTCTGGAGAGTCTTTAAGAACTGCTGAAGCACCACTTGTTACTAAAGTAAAGGATCGCCAGATTACTTTTGGTTCAACCTGGGCTGACATGTTTAGATTTATTCTAAAGATGGAAAATGCTTTAGAACCAAACATTCAAGTTAGATGGAAAGACATTGAGAGCATGGACAGTTTAGATGCTTGGGAAGTTGCTGTAAAGAAGCGTGTAGTTGGCGTATCTCTTGAGCAGGTTCTTATTGAAATGGGTTATGACTTAGATGTTGCAAAGGCAATTGCTGCAACTGAAGAATCATTAACTAGTTTAACTCAAAACACAAACACAAACAATGTAATGATGGAAGCCACAGGAGGCGAAATTGGAAACTAATAATACAGAAGAAACAACAACTGAAGATACAACTTTAAATGACCCAAAGGCAGTACTTGCCGCTTTGGATCGTGCAAAGAATGATGCCAAGAAGTTCAGAGAAGAAAAAGAAAAACTTGAAGTTGACCTAAATAGCAGCAATCAAAAGATAGCAGAGTTTAGCGGAAAACTTCTTCATGAAAAGGTTTTGCAGAAAATCTCTGAAGAAGGCGTAAAGGATGGACGAAGACTTCTTAAGTTTATGGATTTGACTAAGTTTGAATTTGATGACAACCTTAATGTTGTTGGATTTGAAGACCAGTTTAATCAACTCAAAGAAGACCTTCCAGAAATCTTTGATGCCAAACTTCGTGTTGGTGGACAGGCAGACACTGCTGTAAAGGCAAGTGTTAGCACTCAGTATTCTGCAACACAACTCCAGGCTGCCAAAATCCTTGGCAAACTGTAATTAAATGGTACAATAGACTTATTGGGATGAGTGGACGCTTGCCCTATAATTATATTGAATTAGACGATTCAAAAATAACAATTTAATACAAATTAACTATTCTTAAAGGAGAATAAAATGACAATTAGTCGCACAGACCTAACAGAGGCAAACGGCTACATTCTAGAAGAGCAGGGGTCCACAGTAATCCAGGATCTTATTGCTAATTCTGCTGTAGAGCGTTTTGCTCGTCGTGAAGCAATGGCTTCTCGTACAAAGTCAGTACCTCGTTTTGTTGGAGATGCACCAGTAGTAGTCGCAGAAGGCGATGAAATTCCAGCATCAAGCCCAACACTTGACGAAATCGTATTGACAGCAAGAAAGTATGCACAACTTATCCACATCTCAGAAGAAGATGTAAATGACCAACTCGTAGATACACTTTCAGTGTACAAGCGTGAGTGGGCATCAAAGTGGGCTCGTAAGTATGACAACGCTTGCCTTGGCGTAACAGCAGCAGGCGATGGAGACGACGGACAGCCTTTCACATCTCTATATCGTGCAATCTCACCAGGATCTGCAGGATCAAACCTAATCCAAACTGGTGGAGCAATGTCTTACGATGATCTTAACAATGCACTTGGTATCGTTGAAGATTCATCAAAGTTTGACTCAGCAAACACAGTATGGATGGCTCACCCTAAGATGCTTAAGGAAATCCGTGGAATGGTCAAGGGTAACTCTGACCTAGTTCTACCAGATCCACTAGCGGGAACTCCAGGATCTCTATTCGGATATCCATTGGTAATTTCTTACGGTGCAGCAACATCAGCAGCAGCATCAGCATCACCAGCAGGTAACCCACTTCTTATCGTAGGTAACCGCCAGATGCTTATTAATGGTGTTCGTGGTGGAGTTGAATCAGTAGTTTCTCGTGATGCAGAATTTGCAAGAGATGGTGTCGTTCTCAAGACTCGTATTCGTCGTGGATTTGCAGTAGCAGATGCAGACGCATTCGCAATCGTTGAGAAGACAGCGTAAGGGGAGGTAACTGACAATGGCTTCTAAACTATACGGACAGTTCCTTTCACAGGCTCTTAACAAGGAAATTGATTGGGATACAGACACCATCAAGGTTGCTCTTCTCACAAACTCTTACACACCAGATCAGGATGCACATAACTATCTAGATGATGTTATTGCAAACGAAGTAACTGGTACAGGCTACACAGCAGGTGGAAACACTCTTGCTAACAAGACCAACTCATACAACTCATCAACAAATGTAATCACACTTGATGCTGATGACACAACTTGGTCTTCATCAACAATTACTGCTCGTTATGCAGTCATCTATGATGCCTCACCTTCAACTAACGCAACAAAGCCATTGATTGGTTATGTTGACTTTGGTTCAGATCAGTCATCATCAAACGGTAATTTCACAATTACTTGGGACGCTACAGGTATCGTAAGGATTACAGTAGCATAATGAACGCTAGAGTAGAAGCAGGTCCACTAACTATTGGATTTACATCAGATATAGTTGAGCCTACCGTTAAGGTAGAAATAAAGGCTGTCCATAGCCCAATTCTCTGCTCAACTTGGACCTGCTTCTCTCTGCCTACTCCTTCTGTAAATGGCCACAGCCTTTCAGGGGTTAATCCAGAATCAGTATTGACAGGAGGAATGGCTACGCTGGCAACGGCGTAGTCTTTTTTTATGAGCCAATTAAGTAATGCAATCAATTCATATCCAGTAGAACATGCTATTGAATTTAATGAAGCATATAGTCTTGATCCAACGATAACTGGTTCAGCAACACGAACATCTGGAAATAAGTTTACTCTTGGCGGTTCTTCTGGTGCTCCAGTTTATTATTCAAATATTAATCCACCTGGTGGTTCAGGATCTTGGCTTTTCCCAAACCAAGCAGGAGTTGATGGCGCAAGTATAACAACAACATCATCAATTTCTTCTACATGGGCTGACGGAGATTATTCTCTAGGTGTTTGGGTAATGTTCCCAAGCCTATCAGAAACTTTTTCTGGTACACCTGTTGAAATAATTTCACTTGATATGGGTGGTTCAGCAGT